CAATGATTTTAGTTGATATGAACCAGATTAGTCTGGCAAATGTGATGATGCATTTAAATGTGACACAACGCACTAGTGTTGATATGGGTATGGTTCGACATATGATACTCAACTCTCTTCGCATGTATCGTCAGAGTTATTTTAGAGAGTATGGTGAACTCGTAATATGTTATGACTCCAAACATTACTGGAGAAGAGAATATTTTCCAGAATACAAAGCTGGAAGAAGGAAGTCCAGAGAAACATCTAGTCACGATTGGGATGATATCTTTGAATGTTTAAATGCTATCAAGTCAGAGATCAAAGACAATTTTCCATATAAGGTTCTAGAAGTATATGGTGCAGAGGCTGATGATATTATCGCAACATTGTGCGGTGAGTTAGAGTTTGACAATGGTAAGACGCTTATTCTATCTGGTGATAAAGACTTCATTCAGTTACACAAGTTCAAGAATGTAAAACAGTATAGTCCCATCACAAAAAAGTTTATCAACGGTGAAGACCCTGATGAGTATTTGTATCAACACATACTCAAAGGTGACTCAAGTGATGGCATTCCTAATGTGTTATCACCCGATAACACTTTTGTTGATGGATTGCGTCAAAGACCTTTGAGTAAAAAGAAAATCGCAGAATGGGCTGGTCCTTTATGTGAACAGTTTTTGCCAAGTGATGAATCAAAAAGAAATTATCAGAGAAACAAAAAACTAATTGATTTGAAAGAGTCACCAGAGGAGTTGCATCTTGAGTGCATAAAAGCATATCAGGATGCTCCAGAGGGTGACCGTAGTAAACTACTAAATTACTTTATAAAGAATAGACTAAATGAATTGATGGATAACATAGGAGATTTTTAGTTATGGCTTATACACCACTCTTTTCAGAGATTTTAAATAAAGTCGCAAAACTCAAGACTAAAAAACAAAAGGTCGAGTTTTTGAGACAACACAACACTGATGCACTTCGCATGGTTTTGAAGTCATCTTTTGACCCAAAGATTGTTTGGCAGTTACCAGAGGGAGCAGTTCCCTTTTCACCTAATGAGGCCCCAGAGGGAACAGAGCATACTGTTTTAGCGATGGAGGCTAGAAAGTTACACAACTTTATTCAAGGTGGTAACAATGCGCTTACTCAAAACAAACGTGAGATGATGTTTGTGCAAATGTTAGAGGGACTGCATCAAACAGAGGCGTACATGCTTGTTGATGCAAAGGACAAGATTCTTCACAAGACATATAAAGGTTTGTCTTCAGCTGTTGTCAAAGAGGCTTTCAACTGGGACGAAAACTATATGCTTATGGACAATAACAATCCAGAGTATGAACAGTATGCTCGAAGAGCAAACGTCTGAGATTGATTTTTTAGAACACCTCGCCTTTGATCTTTTTCAAGATGAGTGTTTTGAAAAATCTGCTTTGTGTTATGAGAGAATGATCAAACTTGATCCAGACCGTGCAAAGTCATACTACAACTTAGGAGTTGTCTTGCATGATCTGGGTCACTTTGATCACTCACTTATTTGCTATGAAAAAGCTAGAGAGTTAGGATATGACTCCTCTAGAGTTAATCTTAGTATTGGAATGCACTTTCTAAAGTTGCGTGATTTTAAAAATGGTTTTGACCGTGTTGACTTGAAATCAAATGGTGCATGGCGTCTTGGTAAAAATTATGATGTGCATGGAGACAGGTTGTCAGACATAGAGTTGTGGCAAGGACAAAATCCAAAAGGAAAAAATATACTGGTTTACAGTGAACAGGGCTTTGGTGATAACATACAGTTCAGTAGGTATCTGCCAGAGTTATCACGATTGTGTGGTGATGTGACCTTTTTGTGTTATGATGCACTTGCGCCTGTGCTGAGAAATAGTCATGTGTTTGATGACATAGATGTGTTGGATAGCATCGGCGAGTATGTGATTGACCTTGATTACAGAGTGCCCCTATTGAGTGTTCCTAGATTGATTGATGCGACTTTCGATGACATACCACTTGCGAGTGGATACTTCACAGAAACTCACAACAAAGATTGGGGCCTGTCAAATGACAGATTAAATGTTGCGGTTGCATGGGAAGCAACCAAGAAAGACACAAGAAGAAGTATCTCCCCTGTCCTCATTCAAAATCTGTGCGATAACCCTAAAATCAACTTCATCGACATACAGAGAGGCTCTAACCATGATATTGATGGTGTGATGCGTGTTGGTGACAAGATACATGATTTTACCGACACTGTAGACATACTATCTCAATGTGACGCTCTAGTGTCCACTGATACAGCTATGACGCATGTAGGGGGTGCTCTAGGGGTTCCTACACACCTTCTATTGCACTATTCTGCTGATTGGAGATGGTTTACCCGTGACACAGACTACAGCCCTTGGTACGAATCAGTGTCTATTTTTAGACAAAAAACACCCAAAGATTGGATATCACCGATAAATGAAATCAAAAAAAATTTCAATGTCCTTATGAATCAATAACTTAGATGCTAAAATTTATCTTGACAATGACACCCCCATATGCGATAATGTATATAGTGATGATGAACAAGAGGTTCAGATGATTGGTGTTGAAGTTACTGGTGGTTTGAAGAAGGACCGTGAACTGGCAGACGAGATTGTCTGGTGGTGCATGGACATGTTGATGCCTCGCCACCGCACTTTAGATGTCACTGTCAACTTTACTAAGACTTTCGAGGACGGTGCCCAAGGGTTCTGTTATCGTGGTGATGATGATCGTGACCATCACATTGAGATCGACCATCGTTTGAGCCGAACTGTTTCAAAAGAAGAGTTTATTGAGTGCGTAATACATGAGATGGTTCATGTCTGGCAGAATGCCACTGGTCGCATGAAAGACAAGTTCCGTGGTGGATACAAACAGTTGTGGAAATGTAAAGATGGTAAATATCGGAACTACCACAACACCGAATATGCAAAACAGCCTTGGGAAGTTGAAGCCTACAAGATGCAAGGCCCCTTAACTGAAACCTTTATGAAGGAGTATGGATATGAGTAAGATGAAAAATTACATGATGGATATCGAAGAGTTCTGTGATGGATACTTCTATGGTGGTGACTCAGAGTTCACCGTTGATGAGGTAGCCGCAGATGCTGATAAGTTTTTTCGGTCAACCATGGCGGGTGACTATGCGATGGATTATCTCAAGAGGCAACTTGGCGAATGAAGGAACTCATAGCCGCCGGACTCCTTTTTGTATCTTCTCCCGCACAAGCGGCAGAAAATAATATTGTTTGGAATGATGATAAACATATCCAATGTCTCGCTATGAACATGTATCATGAGGCAAGAGATCAAGGTACGGCAGGAAAACTTGCCGTATCTGCCGTTGTTCTAAATAGGGTAAATGATGAAAGATTTCCTAACTCTGTGTGCGAAGTTGTTCTCCAGGCTCAAACTAGACCATCTTGGCGAGACGGAACCCCTATCCCCATCAGAAATAAATGTCAGTTCTCTTGGTACTGTGATGGCAAATCTGATGAAGTGAAAGACAAAAAAACTTATCAGAAGATACTTGACTTTGCCCGTCTAATCATGCATAATGATATACAGTTCGTAGACATAACAGATGGTGCAACACACTATCACGCTGATTATGTCAAACCAGATTGGGCTGATACCAAGACGAGAACTACAGAGATTGGTGACCACATCTTTTATCGTTGGGAGAAAAAATGAACAAAAGACTTGAGAACAAAATAACTAGATGGTATGGCGAAAGTGTTGCCACTAGAGTTTGGTTAGCAAAACATTGGCATAGATGGATTACATACGGTTGTTCTATGTGTTGGATAGATACATGTGATTGCTCTACCCAAACAAGAAGTATAAATTCACCTAGAGGGTTTGCTGAAATGGCAGAGTATGCTTACAATAATTATGGAGAGGCATTTAGAGGATGAATATATTCTACTTAGACCGTCACCCTATCAAAGCCGCACAAATGATGTGCGACAAACATGTGGTCAAGATGATATTGGAGAGCGCACAAATGCTCTGCACTGCACACCGTGTCCTTGACGGTGATGATTATGCTGACCGATATGGTTTATATAAAATGGTTCACAAGAACCACCCTAGCACCATCTGGACTCGTTCTGGTGGACTGAATTATCTTTGGTTGTATGATCACATGCGTGGTCTTATGCAAGAATACACATATCGTTATGGTAAAATTCATGCTACAGAAAAACTAAACATGGGGTTGTCAAGTCGGCCTCAAAATATGGATGATGGCGCTCCTTTCACTGATCCACCACAATGTATGCCGGATTACTGTAAGGGTGAGGACACAGTTCTTGCATATCAGAACTACTATATACTAGAGAAATCAGGATTTGCAAGGTGGACT